GTGCTCAGGTGTGAATCCTGCTTTTCTAGCTGCTTTATAGCATTCATGCAGAGCCATGTAATGTTGATCGATCTTTGTTAATGGCTCAGGAGTTTGGCGAACGACTCGACGATTTATTTTTTTTCGTTTAGTGGTTTTTCGTGTGTTCGCCATAACTAAAATTATCGCTGACTGATTAAGACAAACAGATCATCGACACGCTGTTCAAGTCTTGTAATTTGATCCTTCATGCTTGTGCCTGAGTTCGGCTTTAGTTCTGCTAGGTATGACTTAATAACCCAACGCAGACCCATGAATAAACTTGTTGATATTCCGCATACGCCAACGGCTATACCAACCCATTCGTTTGCAGTCATTTCGCATTGATTCCGTAATCAGCCTCAGAGCCAGACTTAGGATCAAGTGCCTTGGCAATAGGAGCAACAATTGCACCAAGCAAAGTTGCATACGCTGGATGGATGTCTGCCACAATAGCGAGCGCAACAGTAATTCCAGATGCAGCCACAGCTCTCAAATATGACTTAATTGCAGCCTTGTGTTTGTTAGATAGTTTCATGCGTTGCCTCCTAGTAGTGGGATGTTAAAGAAATCGCCTTTTTGATTTGGTTTGAATGAAATATGGATGTGCTTAGTATGAGGATTGATGCCCTTATATTTGCGCCAACGCCAGTTTAATAGTTTGCTGGCAATATGATGATTGTGAATAACATATTTGATTCTGGAATCTGTTTTGCCAGCAATGCGAATTTGGTCAGCAAGATAGGCAGATATTCCCTCAGCTGCACCAAGATCCGCTGTAATATCGAGAGCACAAACCTCACCCGACGGCAAAGCGTTATGGTCAGATTTTAGTTTTTGATGCCTTGCGTCTGAAATCCAACCATCCGATTTTCTAGATCGATCAGGAAAACAATCATCGATCTGCTCACGCAACTGCACAGCTGCTTTAGACAACCAAGGTTTCATTACGCAAGTAGAAGTTTTGCTTCGTCCTCAGTAATGCCAAGTTTTACAAGTAATGCAGCTTTAGCCTCAGCCTTTGCTTGAATTTCTGCCAATCTTGCATTGACCAATTTTTCATCTTTTTCTTGTTGTTTTAACTCAGCGGTTGTTAATTCACGCTCAATTATTTCATTTGTTTCGCAATTGATAATTAATTTAGTCATTAGGAGATACCATACAATCTAATAGAAGTGTCTGCTGAGTTAGATAAAGTTGCTGTTCCGGTTAATCTAACAATATCTAAAGAAGTAATTGCAGTTGTATCATCAAAAGATCCATCATAAACAATAATTTGATCAGTTGAAAATTGAACATCACGCCAACCACTTTGTCCATGAAATGCTTTATCAAGACTTGTGCTTGTATAATTATCAATTAACAAATATCCAGCACTTGCTTTTTCTCGATCTGTTGATGTAAAACTTTGTCCGAAAATTCCATAAGTTGCGTTAATGTGAGTGCCAGAGCGCAAATCTGCAGCACACGCAGCACCTTGAACTAACATGGTTTGAATATAATATTTAGTATTGCTGTCATTATTAAAACGCATTCCAAATTGACCATTACCGCTTGCAACTAAACCATGCCAAATTAGCAATAATTGTTTATATGATCCAAGAGTATTAAATTGAATGCTTGAATTTGCGTTTGCAACTGTATTGCTAATCAAAGTCATGCCACCACTAGCAGCAGGAGCAGCCCATTTAAGTCCGGTTGCTGTCGAACTATCAGCTGTCAAAACTGTGTCATTTGCACCAACTGCTAATCTTGCAACTGTGTCAGCAGCGGTGGCTGCAATAATGTCGCCTTTAGCATCAACAATTGTTTTAGCAATTGCTGCGCCAGCATTGTTGAATACTGTTGTGTCAATTGCTGTTCCCAGCGATCGGATAGCGGCTGCGCCATCTTTAACCAAATCTGTATCATCTGGTGTAGTCCAGCTATAATTGGTGGTAGTTGCCATTTTTCTCCTATTATCAGGCTACGATTGTAGCGTATTCCCAAGTCAAAGTGTTGCTTAAAGTGTTCCAAGCCTCTCCAGAGGGCACAGCATTCCAGCGCATAGCCACTTGACTAAAGGCGGTTGGTGAAACATTTATTGTTAAAAATAATTCATTAAATCGAGTGCTCCAACGCCAACCTTCAATATAACCTTCAAAAGCTCCGCTTGATATTTGATTTGGCAGGTTTTGAATGCTAACTGGCATTCCCATAAACACGCTCAACAAATCATCTCTGTCAGCATCATCAATTTCTGGGTTAGTTATTGGAAAGGTTATTTGATCAAATTTGGCTTGCGGATAAGCTCTTTGAGCAATATATCTATCAGCAACTTCTTGAGCATCATCGGCATCATGGATTAATGAATTTATAGTTTCGGCTTTGTATCCATAGGTTTGAATAGATGTTGTGTCATTAGCCGTTTTTTGCGATCCAAAATTATTGCCGTAATTGATATAAATATCGTTGCGAATATCTGATGCTCTGGTTGTGCTTGTAAGCCCATTTCCTAAAGCATGGTTAGCATCAAGATTAATATATCCATTGGCTGTCAAATAAGTTTGGCGGTGGTCAGCATCGGCATATCCAATATCTCCAGTATTATCCTCAAACAAATAACCAAATGCGGAATTAGCAATTGCTGATGCAATATTGTAAACAGTATCAGGGTCAGAACCTCTATTTTGCATTTCATAAAGTCCAGGTTGATCTATTTCACCAAGTCCAAGATTTACAGCATTTTCCCAAGTTTCAGTTGCACTATAAGTTGCCCATGTTGAAGCTGCTGGCACTTCAGACCAAGATCCAAGTAAAACACTTGACAACAAAGCATAGATTTGATCTCCATCAAAATCTTGAGCAAGTGTGCCGTTGTAAATTTCTTTGGCTAATTTGACCAAAGATCCCATTGCAAGCAAAGTATAGGAAATAACTGTTGCAACATTGCCGGCAGTTTGAACTTGAACGCTGACATCAGTAATATCTCCGCCAAACAAAGTTACATAAGATCCTGTGCTGTCCTTAACTTGCAAACTTAAACTGTCATTGATGTCAAATGGCAAAGTTTGACCAGATAAAGCCACCAATTGAACTTGTAAATAAGATGGGTTGGGTTGCTGATAAATGTCAGATCTGCCTGCTTGATGGGCAATATCACTAATGGCTATATCGGTATAATCAACACCAGCAACAGTTAATTTCCAGTCAGGTGTCCAAACTGTCATTATTGTAAAACTACCCGTCCTGCGCCACCAAATGTTGGCGTAGATCTTGATGAACTATCAATAAGCACTTTTTGTATAGCTCTTGCAGCACCCTCTGGATCAATAGATTGAACTGAAATGTTATTTACAACAGTAGTGCGATCCTCACGCACATTTGCCGATGATGGCAATGGGGTTGCACCAAGAAAACCTAATTTGGCAGCATTTGGAGATATATTTGGAATATAACCAATATCTTTTCCTGGGTTAATTATGTTAATTAATCTAATTGCATTATTTGCAAATTCAGTTAATAAACCAATTGCTTCTCTCAAAAATCCAATAAATCCACCAATAATATTTGCTATGCCACCAATTGCTTTACCGAATGTTTCAGCACCCTTTTGGCTCTGTTGCAATCCTGCGCTTAAACCTTGATCTCCAGTTAATCCTGCAATAAATGCATTTAGGGTTGGAATGCCGGTTTGATTTAAGAAAGTAATAAATCGCTCAACTGCTGGTAGTAATGCAACTCCTAATGATTCTTTAGCTTCATCAAATCCTACTTTTAAGCGATCAATTTTTCCTTGAAATGTTTCGGCATTAGCAGCTGCTGCTCCACCATAAAGATCAGATAATTTTTGTTGAACCTGAGTAAATGAAAGGGTTGATAATTCTGCCTTGGATAAGCCAAGTCCTAATCTGCCTAAAGCTGTCGTATTGCCATCCTGTGCTCGACCTAGAGCATTAGCAACAGTTTCAAGATCTAATCCTCGACCCTTAGCAATATCTAAGGATAGGTTTAATAGTTTTTGTGCTTCATTGACATCTTTGGTTGAAACGGCTAAACGCTGGAATGCTGGACGCAATTGATCATCAGCCACACCGGTTGCTAAAGATGTCTTTAGGATATAAGCCTCAGTTGCCGCTATTTGAGCCTCAGTAGCCCCTGTGGCGCTCTTTAGGGCAGCAGCCAACCTTAACTGTGCCTGTTCATCCTCTATCGCAGCCTTGACCCCATCAACGGCTAATTTAGTGCCATAGGCAACGGCAGCAGCAGCAGCGACCGCAAATGCAGCAGCAGCCTTTTTGCCAAACTCTGAAATCTTGCTTGAGTTGCTTTCGACCGCTTTATCGGCTTCGCCTAGCTTCTTTTTTAAGTCATCAACATCGGCAAGAATTGATAATTTTAATGTGCGATTACCAGTAGCCATTAGACCCATTCCTTAATAATGCGATTAAACGCTTGTTCCCATTTGTTAATTAATTCAGGCTGAATTCTGCGAAGGGTTGGATAGATAAACCAACCTCTCGAACCTCTGCCTTGCCGTCCTGAATATGTAGGGAACTGCTTGAACTTATTAGATCCAAACTCAACA